CGATCTGTGTTGTCGCGGCAGTTCCTTCTTTGCCGTCTGTTCCTTGCGGTCCGGGGTCTCCCTTTGGTCCCGGGTCTCCCTTTGGTCCTGGGTCACCTTTCGGACCTGCTCCGCTACCGCCGCTGCCCCCGTTTTCATACAGGTACTCAAGATCATTTGCGATATAGTCTAAAATGCCGTCATTCCCCTTCGTGCAAAACGGCGTGTTTTTCCCGAAAGCTCCAGGTTGTATGATGTTGTCATTCTCATCTCGTATTTCCGGATGTTGAAAAGTCTGCGGTCTCATTCGGATACCTCGACTTTTCTGATTTCAAGAGTGACCGTGTCTCCGTAGTTCAGTTCATCAGTCTCTTCTTGACTTGTTGTTGACATAGCATAGACTTCGCCAGTTTCCGGATTGTGAAAACTAAATGTAGTCAAAACCCCGTCGTTCTGCGGATATGACACTTTACCGTTGACTTTGCATGTTCTTTTCATGATTTTTTCTCCTTTTTTCTAATAACCTGTTACATTAACAAACAAGATACAAGTCGCTCTGAATACTCCGCCCGGTATGTGTATATCGCCACCGGGATTGAAAATTGCACCATCGGCCAACCAGTATGCTTTTATGCGGTTTGGGCTTAACCAATTCAATTTTAATGAACTATGAATCGCAACCTGCGGGGTGCTTTTTTGAAATTCGTGCATAGAGAACATAATCGCCGCAACTTTCGCACACGGAAAATTTGTTTCCGGCATAACAGCAGCCAGTCCTGCTGCGTCGTTGGTTGATATTTCAGATTTAATGTGACTGCCGACAACACGGAGATACGGAGTTTTACTATTAAAAACAAGTTTTCTTGTTTCTGGATCCCAGATGAATAACCCTGCCCCCGATGTATCAGAATAAATTTCATCGGTAAATATATACAATGTAACGGCGTCGTGTACCTGTCCCGCCGTCATCGAAACAGACGCTGGAGCATGCACCTGAATAGTCATCTTTCCGCCGTTTACCTCAGCTGTAACGTAATATTGAGAATTGTCGCAATAGATTGCCGGAATATAATTCACATTAAAGTCTATTTCATATTCCCGGTATCTCCAGTTGCTTCCGTCTCCGCTTATCCCTGTCGGCGATGGCAGCTTATCTACCTTTAGTAACCGTAAATTTTTATACTTATTATTGATAATAAGGTGACGATCTGCGTTGTAAATTTCTAAAAAGTTAATAAGTGCCATAGTATATCCTCTGCTTATGATTACCGTCAAAATCACCACGATACACCCAGTTAATTTGATTTCCCGATGTCGTTATTTGCATTGGCGTTGTATATTCAGTAGTTTCCGGAACGAAAAACACAAATAGCCGGTCGTTACCTCGAATATCGATAGTTCGGCTTCCTGTCGGTGTGTCGGCTGTAAAACTGCCGAGAATGCGGGTCAGTGAATCTGTGATATCAAGTATCAATCCTTTTTGCGGATGATAAATTTTTAATCCAATAGCCATCAGATGTTCACCCCTAACGCTATAACACGGAAATTGTTCTCATCAAAAATTTCAATCAGGTTGTCCTGAATTACCGTACGTGCTCCACTTGTCGCCGTCTCCAGCCTACCGATTCTTGCTGTTATTGCGGATAACGATGTAACTGCCAACTTATCCGCCGTTACGGCTTTTGCCGCAAGCATTCTTGATACAATAACGTTATTGTCAAAAACGGTCTGTCCGGTAACATGTAAATACTTTCCATTTATCGTCGTTGTCGTCGGTGACAGATTAATCTGATTGATAACGTCGCCTTTTTGTACTCGTAGATTGATAGCGTCGGTCATTTGAGCAATCGCGCTGTAATTTGCTTTTGCAAGCATAAGATTGCCGAGGTTTGAGACGATCGTTGTAACATCTTGTTTTGCGATTGCGCCGTCGTTGAGCTTTTGCTTAACTAACGCGTCTACTTTCGCAAAGCTGACCGCCTCGTCTTCAAGCATATCCTTTGAGATAGATACCTTGACGACCACACGGCTTTCTCCTGACTTTTCGCCTTCGCCGAATAGGTCATAATAAGCGATGGATACGTCATAGATACCGGCGCCGCATGTATGGCTGTAGCTGTTATTTTCGGTCTTGATTGTCTTCTGCCCGTCGGTGCCGCTGATGTAGATGTTCATTCCTGCGCAGTCTTTCGGGATTGCTTCAGCTGTCAGTCCGAAACCGCCGATTGTACTTGTAAGTACGGGCGGATTCGGTTTCTTCGGCGGCTGTTTATTGTACTGTAAAATAGCCGGCGCAGAGTATTTACCGATTGCGGATTTTGCGTACAGATACAGTTTCCCGCTCCGTTCTGTCAATGGTAGTATTGCAGATAGGTTATTCGTTCTGACTAACAATCCCGATGTTTCAGCGCCCGGCGATTGATCAGTCCGAATTTCATAGAAAGCGACGTCAGTATTTGTAACTTCTTTCCAGCTTGCAGTGCAGACCGCACCGAAATCTATGCCGAAACCGTCAGGCGTGTTGGGAATTTCCGTTTTGAGCGCGACCAATATTTTTAACTGCGGAGACGTATCCGGGCTTGTACTTTCGCCCCATTCGTCTTTCGTGCAGACTGCGATTAAGTAGGTATCTCCAACGATAGCCTGCGGTATAACGACTTGGTCTTTTCCGCTGCCGCCGAACGTCCAATCACCGTCAAAACCGAGTTCAGAGCCCTTCGTACCTTCTTTGATGACCAAATCTTTTGCTTGCCCGTTGCTGGTCTTATACCAGACGTCACCTTGTAAATAAGACTGCAGTTCCGGCGGTGTCCAATTAACGACAATGTCGTATCGAGATACACCGTCAGCAAGCTGCCTGTAACGGTTATGCGCTGTGATATTTGTAACAGGCGGGATGTAGTACGGCGTGAGTGTGTACTCGTAAGCTTTGACTTCGGACAGATCCTGATTGCCTGCGCCGAAGATGTTATATGAGCAGAATTTAATGTAGATCTTCTTGCCGATGTCATCTTTCGTGAACGGTACTTTGAATACCGAATTATCAAGCCGGACAAAGTCTGTATCTTTAGCGTGCGTTCTGACAGCCGTATTACATTGCCCGCGGATTAATCCTGACAATAACCACGATCCGCTTGCTTGCAGCGTAGCGGTCGTGTAGCTCGTGCATTCCCCATCTATCCAGCACAGAGTGTTCTTACGTTCGGCGTCCTGCGGCGTACCGCTAAGCAATTGATCGTTACACGTCACAAATACTCGATTACCCGACGGGTGATCCGGCATCGGCGACAGCGGCTGTGTTAATTTGCCGCATCGCGCGGATCCTGCAATTTGCCCAACTGTTCGATAATTTGTGTTGTCGTCAGACACGTAGACAGTACAGCCGCCCCAGCCGTCCGCTTTGCCTTTTGCCGCTATCCACAGCTCCAGTCCGTCAGCAGTAAGATCCGCAGGCGGTTGAAAAATAACCGGCACAGTATCCGGAGCGGTTTTGTTGTAATCAATATACGGACGATCTACATCGTGTACATCATACGTAGCCGTGGAGTAGTTTCCCGGAGGCACAGATACCGCCGTAACTGTAAGCATTCCGCTATCGTCTTCGGTAACTGCAGTCACCCTGACCACTTGTCTATCAATACCGCTATACCTATCGGATATGCGCACTAAATCGCCAGGCTCTATTCTGCAGAAAGCCCAATCGAGAGTAAAAGTATACTGGTTTCTTCCGTATTTATTCTTACGAGCGGCCATTTCGGCTACTTTCACGGCGCGCGCTTTCGTATATACATACCGTGCATTTATTGTATTTGCTTGCCGGAGCCCGTGATTCGCGATATCTTCTGAAAACTGATAAGCGACAGATTCTTTTTCATAGCTGTTAACTCTGTTACTAAACTCAACAGGAAAACGATTATAGATATCCGCGGAGTCTTTCCGCTGATATGTGACAAGCGCTCCGTCAGACTGCGGAATGAAATCGTCGGCAGTCAGGTCATACTGTACAGTCTTATCCGGCGTCCAGTTACCCGCAGGACGGTCTTCGGTTATGACAATTTTATACCGGTCGTTAGACCAAAAAATATGCGCATTAGTGAGTCCCGTTATCTCTTTAACGATGTCGCGCACGGCGCTCTCGTCGGCATCCGCCGGAGTAGAAATAAGCAGATCGGCCTCTTTGCAGTACTTTCGATACTCATCGAGATTTTCAATAGTGACGTCAGACAGTCCGACTCTGTCTAACAGCGTTCTTATGTAATCCGCGGGATTAACGTCGACACCGTCTCCGGTACTAAGCAGCTTACCTTTTACTTCAAAATTGTACGTTGGCATAGCTGCGGAATCGCCCAGATCGATTACCCCTGCCATGTAAGCTAAACCACCGTACGGAAGTGATTTATCCGGATGGTGCTGCGCTACATAACTCCACGGTGCCTGTGTAGATGCGCCATCGAAAAGTGACAGTCCTACTTCTTCAGATGGATAATTGTAAACTTCTTTATCTTTCCAAATCCTACCGATACCGGCTATTTGGCCTTCGCAAAGTCCGATAATCGTAGCTACAGAATAGGTATATGTGATGTTAGTCTGTTTTCCGCCGCCTTTGCCCGCCCGGTGCGTCTCTTTGTGCTCGTGCGCGGTAAAATCATCGTAATATATAATATTCCCGCCGATACGTGTTGTACCATAGATTTCCGGAACAGCAGTACCGTATTCCGCGGTATTAACTGTAAACGTTGAGATTTTATTAGCCCGAGTAACAATGTTCGGCCCCCTGAAAAAACTCATACCGTATCCTCTCTCCACCTGTAGATGTACTTAAGTCGCGACTGTCCGCGGTGGTCACAAAACATAACATCGCTCATCTCTGTAACTATCACACCTTGATTGATTAATGCATGAATAACTCTGTCCTGCCCAATATATACTGCTGCATGAGATATGCAGCGACCGTACTTGTACAACAAAAAATCACCAATTTGTAGATCGGTGACTTCGTCACAATATTTTTGTACGTACCTCAGAAACCACTCTTCTGAATGCGATAAATGCCACATATTAGAGTATGGCGCGACGCTAATTGTATCCGGTTTTATTATTTGTGCGCCTTCGAGCACACCGATTAGCAGCATACCACAGTCTACGCCTACGCCCTTTACTTTTGCCATATTAACGTGCGGCGTTCCGAGCCATGCCCGCGCTTCTGCAGCTATTCTCTCGCCGACGGTCATATAAGTATCTCTTTCAAAGGCACATATGGCGCCACGACCGACGCGTTATCTATATCCGTCGATCTGATAACCCCCTCTCCGGAAGTACTATACGCTTTCTGCGGATAGTACTTCCGGATCGGGAATTTCATATTCAGCCCTTGCGTCTTTGATTTTACGGACAACTGCCGATCCACGCCGCCTGCGTGCTTACCTTCACCGTCCCCCCCCACACACACACTTCAAACTACTACT